TCTCGTTCAGGTCGCATCCATCGTGGGCTAGTAACTACTGATGACATGTACCAACACCTATCTTTGTGGGCGTTGGAACATTGGCACAAGATAGAACAGTGGCAACAGGAGGAGAGTCTTAAGTACAAGTTGCGTAAGACTTTCTTCAATGAAGCACAGAAGTATGTGGCTAAGGAGAGACAGAGAACATCGCGTTCTCCTATGTCAGATACTTTCTACTATTCACACGAGGTATTGCATGAACTATTGCGTGATGTGTGGACACACGAGGGATGGTCAGATACTCCTGACTTAAGTAATGAATTTGTTACTCGCTCAAGCAAGCCAAGTGAGGGTGGCAATCGTATGGCGTTGCTATCAGATGTTATGGCTGGGCTGGAGAAACTATCAGAAGCAGATAGAGACTTACTTAAGATGCGCTATCACGCAGGTGGTATGGAGTTAGGTGCATTGGCTGAGGTTTACGGCACAACAGAAGAAGCAATGCGTAAGAGAGTCAAGCGTGCATTGACTAAGTTACAAGACAGACTTGGTGGAGAGCAACCAGTATGGAACAGGCGTAAGCGCAGTAATGCACAAGCGCGAGAGGAAGTAAGGAACAATGACTAAGAAGAAACTAATACGGATTATAGTATTGATTGAGTTTGTACTTTTAATTATGTTGATTAAGTTAGCGATGGGTGACTCATGATTATTGGACTAAGTGGATACGCACAATCAGGCAAGGACAGCACGGCAGAATTGTTGTGTCTTAATTACGGATACCGCCGCATTGCTTTCGCTGACCCTATGCGTGAGGCTTTAATGAGATTGAATCCTAAGTTGGATAGCATCACACACATAGCCAATCGCGTTGAGGACTATGGCTGGGATGTAACCAAGCGTGACCCAGAGGTACGCCGTTTGTTGCAGGTGCTAGGTACAGATGTTGGTCGCAAAATGTTTGGCGATGACTTCTGGATTAACATTGCATTGTCAGGTATTAAGTCAGAAGATAAAGTTGTTGTCTCTGATGTGCGCTTTCCTAATGAAGCACAAGCAATCAAGAATCTTGGTGGTTCTGTCTGGCGCATCAATCGCCACAACCATAGCGCTGTCAATGGACATCCATCAGAGCATGCAATGGATAACTACATGTTCAATCATGTTATCTATAACGATGGAACTCTTGATGACTTAAGTGATGAAGTGTTTATGCTTGCTAAGGAACTTGACCTGGCTTAATACATAGAGAAACCCAGCGAGACAGGAGAGAATCGCTGGGCTTTTCTATGCACATAAACTTATCGCTTATGTGCTAGACAATCATAACACAGGGTTATTGTTTGGGTCTGTCACATCCCAACCGACACGACTACGCAGACGGGTACGCATCGCAGGTGTGGTGCCACCCCATACTCCGTACCTTTCATGGGCTAAGCCCCACTCTAAACATGCCTGTTTAATAGGACAGTCGGAACACATCTTGTCAATCATGCGCTCCTCATCGCGTGTGAATAAGTCCTTCGGTGGATAAAATACTTCGGTGTCTATGCCTCGGCACTTACCCTTGCTCATAATTCTTGGGTTGTATCTTAAGAAATAACGGGTGATGGTTTTGCCATGGCGCTTGCCCATTATTCTTACGCCCATAATTTCATGGTACTCAGGCTTCATGTCTTAATACCAACCCTTGGCAAGGTGATGAGCGTATGCTCGGCAGATGTTGTTGCCTGACTTGCCGTATCTGTGTTCCAGATAGACAAGCCCAGCATCAATCTGCTTCCTGCCATTCCAGGTTGGCTTAAGACCGATGTTCTCCCATGTACTGTCCAGTAACTGTGGAATACCCATGGCACTAGATGTTTTGTTCTTTGCTTTTGGTCGCCAGTTTGATTCGCGTTTCCATAGTTCATACAAGCAAGACCACTGTTCAAGTTTGTCCTGCTTGGTCAGTTCATCAATGGCATAGCGTTGGTAGTTGTTCTCGTAGTAGGCAATGACTCTACCTTCTGGCTGATGTGTCAAGACTGTAGGCTGTGTAACTACCAGCGCTACGGCTAGACCTACGGCAGTAGCAATCCAGATTCGTGCATGAGGGTGGATGCTTTTCATTTGTTTAACTCCTGCTCTCGTATGCTGTCAAGGTATGTATCAATAGCGCGGTTGGCTAGTTCCCTGTGTCTTAATTCACAAGGCGTGCATCGTTCAGTCATGTAGTTCATAGTCTTTGGATTCTCTACTGTGGTACCACAACTTCTGCACTCCATGATTATCATAACGACACCTTGCTGTGTGGTTCTGTGCCGTCTAACTTAAGACAGAAATCTTCTACCTTATCAAGCCAGTCAGGTGATGTAATGAATCTACCTTCCTTGTCCAGCCATGTAGTCTCGAAGCCATCGTTGTCATCCCAATGCAGGATAACTCGCATCTCTACGCCATCAATGGTGAGGTCGAAGTCCTTGTCGTAGGCTGTGACTGACTTACTCATAGCCCCAGTTGTAATCGTGTGGTTCATTTGTTTCTCCTGTCGCTGTTTTTGTTCTTCTAGTTTTCTCTTTGCTTCCATAATCTGCTCTGCAATGTAATAAGTTTTCTCACGCTTACTCATTTGCTTTCTCCTGTCTTAAGTAATACACCCAGTATCTCTAGGTGATGTTCCATTATGCCATGCCAGTAGTCGAAGTCCTCGTTATTAGTCGTGGCATTTCGCTGTGACCTTGCTCTCTTTATTGCACTGTGTATTCTCTTGAGTTCTTTATTGTCCATCAGGTAACACTCGTCCCTTAAACTCTGAACTGATTACCTTGCTCTCATCTCCATTCGTAAGAATGTAATCCCAATCCCATGCGCGAGGGTCGCCATCGTATGTGTCAATCTCTAATGTGATTAGCCATTTATCTTTCATGTCTTAAGCCACACTCTCTTTAGTTGGAGGGGTTGTTTGACATAGGACTACATGGCTGTGCTTGCATGTGCATTGAGGCGCACGATTAACTGTTCGTCTTGTCGTTACTTCTATTGAGGTATCGCATGATGTGCATACATACCAATAAGTTGTGTACTCTCTCATGTCTTAAGCCCCAATCTCGTAGGATTCGCAGACCATCATGACAACATCGTCAAGTTTGGCAATCAAGTCTGATAGTTCTTGCTCGGTCAAGTGCTTGGTCATGCCTTTTGTAACTGATGACTTCCATACATTAGCCATTAGATTTCTCCTCTGTCTTAAGTACTGAGAGCAGTGCCTCAAGGTGGTCAAGTGCCTGTTGCTTGCGCTTGTAGTTTGTACCCAGCATTTCGTTAGCCTTCTTAAGCGTGCTTCCATGACGGGTCATCTTCATTCCTGTCTTAAGTTCTAATTTAATCCATGAGACGAGAGACACGAGGACATACAAGTCCACGCCTGACCCGCTTGCGCTAGTCATCTCTCCATTCTCATTGAATGACATGTTGTTAGCGCCGTTGGTTAATGCTTCTAGTGTGTGTTCTGGTAGTGCCATGTTAGTTATCTCCTGTCTTAAGTAGTAATTGTTTTAAGTATGCTTTGGCTTCTCTGTATCCCAATACATCTTCGATGTGCTGGTCACCTTGGTCGGTGTGCATACCGATTGAGTAGCGTTTCTTTGAGTTGCCTCCTGAGTACTCACCATGCATGTAGTACTTGCCATCTTTTGTTTCGTATCTCATTGTGTTTCTCCTGTCTGTAGTTGGTAGTTGTATTTAACTCTGGTGACCTATGCGGTGTCAAGCATTTTGCATGTGATGTTGGTCACACTATGTCTTAAGGCAGAGGATGCCCAGCAGGACACCCGACTTGCTCAACTAGGCATGACTCAGGAATCTCCCAGACTCCTAGTGCAACCGTCCATGCATAAAACGCGCTGAGTATTAAGACATAAATAAACATCGCTCTAACTTGTTTGCCTCGGCGTGTGAGTTTCATTTGTTGTACTCCTCTCCATGGTTGCAGTCTTTGATAGGAACTAAGCAGTCTCCGCAGAATGGAGGGCATCCATGAGATACGCCCCACTCCTTCGCTTCTCCGCAGATGTCGCAGTTCATGATGCAACCGCCTGTAAATCTGTCTTAATACATGACAGGGCTTGAGTTAGTTTCTTAATAGTCTCGTAGTCAAGGCTCTCAAACTTTGTCCATGACCAGACATGCTCTCCAGTCACGCGCTCAATCTCCTCAAGCATGGTCTTTAATGCTGGCTCAAATTGTTCGCGTGCAAACTTGCGCTGTAGGTGGCGTTGGTAGCGATAGGTTGCGCTGTTGTGGTTTTGCATGTCTCGCTTGTCTTGAGTCAGAATCTTTACGGCTTCGATAAAGGTGCATCGGATGTGGTTGAGTGGTACCCAAACCTTCTTGCCATCGTGATTCTGTATTAAGACATCACGAGTCATACGCATCTTTTCGTATTCTGTCTTAAGTTGTGTTTCAACTATCGTTACTTTGTAGCGATTGATTGCGTTCGCAGTTTTGGCGTAGGATTCGCTGATGCTGTAGTGATAACCGCGCCAGTCTGCCTTGCTGTTCATGTAGTAACTCTTACCGATAATGAGTTCGGCTCTTTTCATTTGGTTCATCTCCTGTTCTTGGTGGTGCCAGTAAGTGGAGACTTTCTCCGCCTTACCTTGTGCCTCAATGGTGCCATGAACACCGCGCTTTCTTCAAGATTTGAGGCTGTGATTTGCATCACATGTTTTTATTCTGTCTTAAGTCATACCTCCTCGGTAATCTTTACGATGGTGCAGGCTTGCCCGTTACCCTCAAGCATGGCTTTAATCTCTGCCATCTTTTGCATGCTCGTGGTGGTGTTCAAGCCTGAGAAACTTCCGCGCTTGCTGTAGATTTCGTATGTAATTTTCATGTCTTAAGCCTCAATTCTTTGTGTGTTGTTGATTGCGTTGATTAGTTCGGTGTATGAACGAGAGTCATAGAAGAAGAAAGTCTCAATGTCTCCCCCGATTCTGATGGTGACTGTCATGGTCGCTTGCTTGGCTGTGAGATTCTTCATGTCTTAAGTCACTCCCCGTCTTTCTGGATGTAGTGGCGGGCGATGTCATCAAAGACATCTGAACCCCAGCCGAGGAGCATCTCGTGCATGATGTCGGCGGTGATTGGCTCGACTTCTTCGCTCTGTCTTAAGACAAGGAGCGCCCGCGATACTTGCTCCTCAAAGACTTCACGCATTGCCTCGCTAATTGCGGGAACGCTTTCCTTCTTGCTTCGTACTAGGTCAATCGTCTCAAAGTATGCCTCGCGGTCGTTATCAATTACCAGGGTGTAATCGCTTACGAATTGCTCGCGTGCTGTTGGTGCTGTTGCTTCCATTTTTCTTTCTCCTGTCTTAATACATGAGCGAGGATTTCCCGCTTCATGTCGTGCCCTAATCGTGTCGCGAACACGCGCCCCCTGTCAAGGATTTAGGGCTGTGAGTTGCCTCACATTTTTTCTTCTATCTTAAGCCATAACTTTCTTGATTCGCTTAAACTTTCTGATTCGGCTGTGGTTCCGCTTAAGGTATCCTGAGAAGTCTGCCTCATGTAGAAAGCCTTCAACCTCTGACCAGTCTTGACCATCTACAGAATAAAAAATCTCTACATAGAAGTGATTTAACATTTTGCCTGTCTCCTGTCGCTTTCGTTATGTCTTAAGTCAGAGGGTATCTCCCTCCAACTCGTGCCCCCGCTAGGTCGTGAGCCTGTGCCGACTTAATCGGGGCGGGGGCTGTTATGTCTTAAGTCTTAGCCGATAAACTTACCTCCGCACATGTCGCAACTTACGCCCGCATCCAGCACGCCACGAGAGGCGCGGATTACCTGTTCACAAGGGCACACCGCCTTGATTAAGTTCGTATTTCGTCCCTTAGGCTTGGCGCTCTCGCCTCCTAGTGCGGTGAGGTCGAACGCGTTCGATAGGATGGTGAGGGCTTTTTTCCAGCGCTTAGCGCCTAACTCGGTGAGTTCTGTTGAGGCGTGTCCCTTGCCCTTGATTTCTAGTGTCTTAAGACCTAACGCCTCGGCTTGAGCCTTAAACTTGGCGTTATGATACTGATTTGAGGAGCAATCCTCAATCCCGTTCTGGTGATTGATTGAGTGTGCCACCTCATGGAGGAGGGTAGAAAGTAACTCGGCGGGGGTTGAGAAATGCTCAAGGTTGAAAGCAATCTCCGAGAAAGCCTCCTCCTCGGTGCGCCATGGTGTGAAGGGTGTGAAATGTCCCTTACGACCCTTGAGGTCACGAGTCACGAGAATGGTTGCACGAGGTGCGCCTGTTTCTGTCTTAATCAACTCGTGAGCCTGTTCTAGTGCCTTGGTGATTGTTGAGAGTGCCTCCGCCTTGGTTGCCTTGCCTGTTGCCTTGGTTGCTGTTGCTTGAGTCATGTTCGTTTCTCCTGTTCGTTTCGCTTATGTCTTAAGCGATGGGAGATTTATCTCATGCGGGGTCATGCGGTGTCAAGCACCATTCACGCTCAAGCCGTAAAGTGTGACCAGTCTCACACTCCACGCTCAAGGCTCATGACTGGTCAGGGCTTAGCGTGTCTCACTATGTGAGATGGCAAGCGTGAGCGTGTAAGCGGGGGGCATGCATGCGGGGGGAGCGCGGGGGATAAGGGGGAGCGATTAGCAGAGTGAAAGCCCTCGCCTGTCCTAGCCCTGTTCACATAGCAATGCATCACCAGCAAGCAATGAAAGCGGGTGCTTGAAAGTAGAGGAGTGAGCGTGCATGGCTCACCCCAGGATTGTTAAATCCGTGCTGTGTATGTGTATGTGTATCTACCCACATAACTTTGATAGTTCTGGGGTCACATAAGCCTCTGACCAGCACTTTTGCCGCAGGCAAAAATATATTAAAAATACTTTGGACAAAAGTGTCCGCTAAGGACCTTTTGGACACCTATAGTATAGTGAGAGGCGAAATAATCGGAGCCTCTCTACACACTAGCAGCGACCCTTGGGGTCGCACCCTAAAGGAAGCCCTAACCTTCGGCTTCGTTTAGACTACGCCTACGGTTAGGAGTTAGCCCGAAACTTCCATTATTTCGTTTCGGTATGCCTATGGAAAGAAAAAGAACAACAGCGGCAAGCCATCGAAGTGATGCCATCAAGAAGCAGATTATCGAATTCCTAATGGAGGGGTACTCTGTCCAACGGGCGATGGATGCCGTAGGTAGGAGTGTTAAGACCTACGAGTACTACCGTAAGATGGACCAGGAGTTCTCCACCCAGGTAGATAAAGTCCGTAGTATGACCGCCCGTGGCGAAATCAACGGGGCTAGAGGGGAAGTACCACCCTTCCCTGAGTTTTCAGAAAAATTTTTAGGCACTCAGGTGTTTAAGCATCAGGAGCATTGGATTGACTTACTTGAGGGTAGAGAACCTTCGGATGTCCATCCAGCCATTACCCATGAACCTGGGTCCCCTGACTTGATTATCATCAATACGCCACCAGAACACGCAAAGTCCACGACCATTACGGTCAACTATGCGGTCTATCGGATTTGCCAGAACCCTAATATCAGAATCATGGTTGTGTCCAAGACACAGGCTATGGCACAGAAATTCCTGTTATCCATCAAAAACAGACTGACACATCCTAAGTACCAGGACCTCCAATTAACCTTTGGACCTCCAGGCGGTTTTCAAAAAGGGTCTGATTCATGGAAACAGGATTTAATTTATCTATCCTCTGAGTCTCGCGACTCTGGAGAAAAGGACCCTACAGTCCAGGCTATCGGTATCCGTGGTCATATCTACGGCGCTCGTGCTGACTTAATCATCATGGACGACTGTGTTGACCATACCAACGCCCATGAATACGAACGACAGATTGACTGGATTCAGTCGGAAGTTATGTCCCGTATTGACAACGATGGTGGTCGCCTACTGGTTATTGGTACCCGCCTTCGTCCCAAGGACTTGTACTCTGAACTGCGTGATGAAGCACGCTACCCAGATGAGACTTCCCCATGGACATACTTTGCACAACCTGCAGTTTTAGAATTTGACGAGGACCCTGAGAAATGGGTAACCCTCTGGGCTAAGACCAACATAGCACCCGTATCTGGTAATGGAGAACCTGACGAGAACGGGCTGTATGACAAATGGACTGGACCTGCCTTAAACAAGAAACGCAGTCGCATCTCCCCAAATCTTTGGGCAATGGTTTATCAGCAACAGCAAGTCCATGAAGATGCAGCATTTCCTACCACAGCCGTTAAGGGTGTTATCAATGGCGCTCGTAACTTTGGAATTATTCCAAGGGGTAAGAACGGTGTGCGTTACAACGGCATGGATGGTTTGATTGTTGTAGCAGGACTAGACCCAGCAGGCTCTGGTTATACCGCTGCCGTCTGTCTTGCTATAGATGTATCTACACAGAAGCGTTATCTTTTGGATGTATCTAACAAGGCTGCAATGAAGCCAGATGAGATTCGTGAACTCATTAAGGGTTGGACGGATAAATATAAAGTTTCTGAGTGGCGTGTTGAGAAAAATGCTTTCCAAACGATGTTGACTCAGGACCGTGAGGTACGGGAATACCTGTCGTCACGGGGTGCAATTTTACGCGAACATCATACGGGTCAAAACAAATGGGACACCAACTTCGGAGTTGCATCCCTGACGACCCTCTTTTACGGATGGGAAGATGGCAAGGCTCTGATTGAGTTTCCATCAACGCATGCATCAGAAGGTATTAAGACACTAATCGAACAACTCGTCACCTGGTATCCAGATGCACCTAAGTCACAAAAGACAGATACCGTCATGGCTTTCTGGTTTGCTGAACTTGGTGTGCGTGACCGAGTAGCAAGTGCTACAAATTTTTTCAAGTCACACAATCGTATGAATATGTTTCATACAAAGTATGACGAATCAAGACAGATAACCGTTAATTTAAATGACTACAACTATTCATAGAACTGGAGGTGGGTGCGATTCTAACTGTAGATGAAATTAAGAATAACTTCCTCATTATCAAACAAGCATTTGCTGACCGCGATAGTCGCATGGAAGATGTCCTCCTAGTTCGTAAAGGTCGCATGCGCGATGTGTACCCTGACTTATTCCCAGATGGTCCTTTCGAGAACCCAATCGTGGCAAACATGGTGGACATTTCAGCGCGTGACTTATCAGAAGTCATTGCTCCTATGCCTGCGTTTAACTGCAACTCACCTACTATGGTTTCTGAGAAAGAACGCAAGAAGGCTGATAAGCGCGAGGAGATTGTCAACGGCATTGTTGACTTCTCCGATATTCAAACTCAGATGTTTACAGCGGCAGACCGCTATGTAACCTACGGATTTGTACCTGCACAGGTAGAGTATGACCTAGAAGCACAGATGCCACGCATCCGTTTCTTAGATTCATACGGTTCATACCCAATGATTGACCGCTTTGGTCGAGTTCAGTACTTCTACCAACGCATTGAGAAGCCAGTATCAGAGTTAATGGCTGCATACCCAGAGTATGCCCACATTATTTTTGACAAAGATGAGAACACAACAACCTCTGTACTTGAGATTGTTCGTTATCATGACAAAGACCAGGATGTTTTGTTCATCCCATCACGCAACAACCTTGTTATTGACCGTTCAAAGAACGCATTAGGTGAGGTTATGGTTCGTGTTGTACAGCGACCATCACTTGACTCACAATCACGCGGACAGTTTGATGATGTTCTAGCAATTCAAGTAGCAAAAGCACGCTATGCGTTGCTTTCTCTTGAGGCTGCAACTAAAGCAGTACAGGCACCTATTGTTGTGCCACGCGATGTTAGCGATTTGGCACTTGGTCCAGATGCAGTTATCCAAACTGAGCGCCCACAAGATGTACGCCGTGTATCTATTGAGATTCCTGGCGGAACTTTTGCACAGCAACAGGTACTTGAAGGTGAATTACGCCTAGGCTCACGCTATCCAGAGTCTCGTACAGGTAACATTGATGCTTCAATCATCACAGGTCGTGGTGTTCAGGCACTTATGGGTGGCTTTGACACACAGATTAAGACAGCACATGCAATGTTTGCTCGTGCTTTCGTAGAACTTATCAGCCTTGCACTCAAAGTTGATGAAAAGATTTTTGGTAATGTAGAGAAGAACCTACGCGGTACACGCAACGGTACTCCTTACAACATTAAGTACAAGCCAATGCGCGATATTGATGGTGATTACACTGTTGATGTCCAGTATGGCTTGATGGCAGGACTTGACCCTAACCGCGCCTTGGTCTTTGGACTACAGGCACGCGGTGACAAGTTGATTTCACGCGACTTCCTTCGCCGTCAAATGCCATTCTCCTTCAATGCAACACAAGAAGAAGAAAAGGTTGACACAGAAGAACTACGCGATGCTATGAAGCAGGCTATTGCTTCTTATGCTCAGGCTATTCCAGCCCTTGCATCTCAAGGTCAAGACCCATCTGACATTCTTTACAAACTTTCATCCGTTATCAATGCACGCCAGAAGGGAACCTCTATCGAGGTTGCGGTTTCTGATGCGTTTAAACCACAGAATCCCCCACCTGGTGCGATGACCCCTGATGGTGTAAGTCCTGAGATACTTGGGCAAGCAGGCGCGGTCCCTCCAGGTGAGGGGCAACTTCCAGAAGGACTAAGCCCAACAGGTCGTATGACAGGTGTGGCACCAGGACAGATTGCTCCAGGTGGCAGACCAGATGTTCAATCCTTACTAGCAAGTTTAACAGCACGAGGCGAACCTAATTTGCAGGCATCCCTCATCAGACGAGTACCAGTGTAAGGAGGTGAATAAATGAAAAAAGCATCAGCACTTAAGAAGGGCTACAGCAAGAAGCCTGCTAACCAGGGTTCAGCAGGAAAGCCTAACTACCAGAAGCCAATGACAGCAAAGAAGGCATCCTCTAAGGGAGGTAAGGTCTTTCAGACTGCACAGCCATCAGGTACACGCGGTTCAAAGAACAAGTAATTAAATAGTCGGCTGCCGAAAACGCAGAGTTAATGGGTTGATAACCGCGATTAACATATCAAACAGTCCTGAGCATTTGACATTAAAAGGCTCACCAATTTTTCAAACGCTAATTTAGCATTGGGGTAATCATGGCAGTAGAAGCAAGTAAGAATTTTAAGGTATCCGCTACAGGTGGAGACGGTTCAGGCGGACAAGCAGCACAGTACGCTGCAGGTATTGACAACGCAGGAGATTTTTATGAACTTCAAACTCAAGCCCCAATGTCAAAGTCTGGCGTACAGTTGCCAAATAGAGGCAATCCTGTTGTACCTAAGATGGCAACTGGCGATATTGTTCCTCTCGATGCTAGAACACTCTACCCAGAAGAAGGAGTAGATACAGGCGCAGCCATGGGACCTAATGCAGGTGAAGAAATTATGGCAGCACCAAGCATGCTTGCAGCGCAAAACAATGAAGATATTGCTGCGCTCGCTGCTAATATGCCTTTCTATGCAAAGGTTGCTGAGTCACCAAATGCATCTAACGCAACTCGCAACTGGTACCGCTACATTCGTAGTCAAATAGACAGTCAGGCTCAGTAGTGAGTTGGATTGAAAACCTTGGCAAGATGGCAAAGTCAGCAGTTGACTTTACTGGATTGCCTGGACTATTTAAAGATTTAGCAACTGCGGGTTCTAATGATGACCCGTGGTATGTAGATGGCATTAACCTTGCTAAGAATACAATCAAGGTTTCAACTACACCTGTCCGTGCTGCCGTTGGCGGTTTACTTGCAGTAGGTGAAGCATCATACGAATTAGGTGGCAAGGTACGCCGTGAAGGTGTTGAAACAATCCTTGACCAACCTTTCATGTACAACAAGTTTAAGAACGAGAACGAGTCATACTCCGACTACACCGCCCGCGTTGAGCGCGAAAAAGAAAACATCAGTCTTGGGCAAGCGACTCTTTCCGTTCTCTCTCCTGGTAAAAATTCTGGCGATAAGTCAGGATGGTTACAGGACTGGACAGATAACAACCTAAAGTTTTTATCTGCTGGCTTTGACCTGTTCGACCCAACAGACCGTGAGACTGCTTTTCAGAACCAGTACACAGGAAAGTTTCTTTCAGGTATTCAAGACATTACTGCATCAACAATCATTGACCCATTGACCTTTACAGGTTTCATTGGCAAGGGTGCAGTCATTGCTGCTAAGGCACCAATGCTAGATACAATCTCTGGTAAGACTGCTCGTGCAGTATTTGGTAAATTTGCAATGACAGAGGACCGCCTTGATGGATTGCTAGTTAAAGCACTTGATGGTCAAGGCGAAGCAGTTACAGATATTAAGTTCCTTGCTAACACAGGTGCTAGAGAACAATACGAGTACTGGCGCAAGAAGAAGGTTACTAACCCAGATGCAATGGCGTATCTGTTTGGTCGTGCAACAACTGACCAAGAAGTAGTAGATACTTTCCGCGCTGTTATGTTTAAAGACACAGATGCAATCTCAAAGATTGTAGATGTAGATGATGAGGCTGGCTTAGTTATTGATGCACTCGGTGATGTGCCACATCCACACCGTATGCTTCTTGAAGGCAAGTCAGAAGGCGACATGATTACTTCGCCTAAGTACAATGAAGTTTTACAGGGTTACATCTCACGGGCTAGTACCGATGATGACCGCTTCCGCGTAGCGCTTGAGACAGTACAAACTGGTGGACAGTTTAAGTATGGTTTTAGCCGTGGACCTTGGGAAGGCAAACTTGCTGAGAAGTCTAAGGCTAAGGCTGCTCGTACATTTGCTGAACCAGAATCTGTCTTAATACAAAAGACAAGCATGCACCCAATCATCAAGGTAGTTAACTACTTTAAAGATGAAATGCCAAGCGGTGTATTTAATGTTAACGATGGCGATTCATACACAGAGTTTAATGCTTTCTTAGGTGAGGTTAATAACTTATCTAAAGGTGCATTTGGCGCACGAGCAGCACAATATGCTGACCAGTACTTAGGTGCTGCATCTGCAGGTGAGCGCAACGGAGTTATCCAGCGTGCTGAGAAAGAAGCGCTTGCTACTCTCTTTCCTAACTACGACCAATCAACTGTTGACAGTCTTTATGCAATCTTTGATTACCGCCGTGCCTCTCGCATCAAAGCACACCGCGACCAAGGATTCGTTTCATACCTTGAGAACGGTCAAGTCATCAGCGCAGTATCACCAGTGCTACAGCGTGAGTCTGCAAACTTTGTAATTATCGCAGACATGCGTAAGTTGGCTCGTGCCATTAAGTCACACGAAAGCATTCTTCCAGGATTGCTCGATGGCATTGATGTTCAGGATTTGACAATGCGTACAGACAAGGGACTTGCTGCCCTTGGTACTATCAATGACATCTTTAAGACTTCTGTTCTTATGCGCCTTGGTTACACCGTTCGTAACATTACCGAAGCACAACTATCTATGTTGGCTAAGGGATTTGCTATGCCAGCGATGGTTGCAGCAGGTGGCAAGGATGCAGTTGGGCGATTCTTTAATAACCGTCAGGTTGGCTTTACCCGTCTTATTGACCAGGTAAACATCAACGCTGGTCGTATAGATGATGTACCAACTTTGCAGTACGCATTTATGTCAGAGGTTGACAAACTGCGTGCAGTTGACATGAGCCGTAAACAACTTGCTAAGGCAATCTCAACACGCATTGGTGAACTTGAAGGCGATGCATTTAAGCAGCGTTTTACTGCAGGTGTTGGTCCACTTACTGTTGAAGATGAAGTTAAAACACTCAAAGGTGTACTTGCAGATTTAGAGTCAATCACTCTGTACCATGGCTCAGCAGATGGTGCATTTAAACTTGATGAGTCTCGCTCACTTGCGATGTCTGCTTCTCCTGCGATTGCTCGCCGTTACGCACAGGGTGGCATTATCAAGTCGGTTGAACAGTACATCCCAACTCCATCAGGTCGTCCTGGTCGCTTGGGTGAACAACCACTAAGCAAGGCTGGAACATTAGCACCGCTGGATGAAGTAAAGTTAATTCAACGCCTAAACCCAAAGATGGGTTCAACTACTGGTGTTGGTTTAGTTAAGACAGATTTTGTCAAGAAGTTTATTGAGTTTGACCGCACAGGTGCTGCTGCTCAACCAGTTAGCGCTGAAACTATTGCAAAGATTACCGATGATTTAAAATCTGGTAAAGGCTTTACTGACCCTCTAATCTTGGCATACTCTGTTGATAACAAAGGAAACTTATCTCTTAAGTTAACAGAGGGCAACCATAGAATTCAAGCAGCATTAAATGCTGGACTTGATTCAGTTCCAGTCAAAATTGTTAGAGGCTTTGAAGGCGAAGCAAATCTAAAATCTACTGGCATGGCTTCAAAGATTAAACCAGATAGAACAGGTTACTTGCCTGGCAATCCAAATCCTCGTGATTTACTAGAGCCAGATGCAATGAAGAATTTAGAAAGAGAACCTAGAGTTCCTTCTGCTAAGCGTGAAGATGTACTCAACGAGGCAATGCTTAAACTCCAATCAGACATGATTGATGCTGTTAATAGCGGTGCTAAGGTTGAGATTAAGCGCGGTTCTAAATGGGTTGAGGTTAAGTCTATTGATTATGAGACACTTGTATTAGCACTTGAGACAGATGAAGTTGAAACAGTTCTGTTTAAGAATTGGTCAC